TTCGGCTTCGGCAAAGGCTACACCTACCTTGCCGAGGAGTTCACCCGGCTGCTCCGTGCCTGCGACAAGGTGCTGACTTCCGGCAAGAACGTGGTCATCGTGGCACACGCCCGTGTGCGCAAGCAGGAGCTGCCCGAAGAAATGGGCGCTTTCGACCATTGGGAGCTGAAACTCAGCAAGCAGTGTGCGCCGCTGCTCGCCGAGTGGCCAGATCTGCTGCTGTTCATTTCCTATAAGACCTATGTGTCCGGAACGGAAAACGGCAGCAAGAAGGCCAGCGGCGGTAAGCGCGTCATGTACGCCACCCATCATCCGTGCTGGGACGCGAAGAACCGTTTCGGCCTGCCGGATGAAATGGAGCTGGATTTCAAACACCTTTCACACCTGTTCAACACCACAACTCCCGCGCAGGCACAGCCTCAGACGGATTATCGTGCCGAGCTTGCCGCCCGTATGGAGCAGGCGGCTGTTACGACAGAGCAGCTGTGCCGCGTAGTTGCGGCGAAGGGGCACTTCCCCGAGGATACCACCCCTGACCAATACCCAGACGCCTTCTTCCGACAGTGGCTGTTCCCGCATTGGAAGAAGATCGTCGAGATGATTCACAGCGACCCTAACTATTGCCCGTTTTGAGGAGGTAACACGAGATGAGCACTTTTGATAACAACATCATGGATTGGGACTCTGCCATTGAGTCCGACGGCAGTCAGTTTATCGTTCTGCCCGAGGGTGATTACGATTTCGTAGTCACCGGCTTTGAGCGTGGCCGTTATCCCGGCAGCGCCAAGATTCCCGCCTGCAACAAGGCTTCCCTGACCCTGACGGTGGAGCTGCCCGACGGCCAGAGCACCACCTGCAAGGAAGACCTGATTCTCTATCGCACGCTGGAATGGAAGCTGGCTTCCTTCTTCCGCGCTATCGGCCAGAAGAAGGTCGGCGAGCGCCTGATCATGGACTGGTCGAAGGTTCTCGGTGCCCGTGGCCGTGCGCATTTCAAACCGCGCACCTATATGAGCAACGGCTCTGAGCACACCACCAATTCCGTTGACCGCTACTACGATTACGACCCGCAGGCTTCCACGCCGGATTGGGTACGTGAGACCGAGCAGGCCGTCGCCAGCGGCAATGTGCAGCAGATGCCGTCACCGCAGCCTGCGCAGCAGCAGATGTCTTGGAAGAACGGAGGGTTCTAATGGCTATGCAACTCCGGCCTTATCAGACTGAAGCCGTGAGTGCAATCCGCCGGGAATGGTCGGAGGGCAAGCAGCGCACGCTGCTTGTTCTGCCGACCGGCGGAGGCAAGACGGTTGTCATGTCCAAGGTTGCCGAAGGCGCTGTGCAGGAAGGCGGCAGGGTGCTCATTATGGCACATCGCGGCGAACTGCTGACGCAGGCAGCAGACAAGCTCCGCATGGTCACCGGCATCGAGAGCGCCATCGAAAAAGCCGAAAGCAGCAATCTTGGCAGCATGTTCCCTGTGACGGTCGGCTCGGTGCAGTCTCTGTGCCGGGAGCGCCGTCTGGCCAACTTCCCGCCCGATTATTTCAGCACCATCATGGTGGACGAGGCACATCACTGTCTCGCAGACAGCTACCAGCATGTGCTCAATCACTTTCCCAATGCCAATGTGCTGGGCGTGACCGCCACCCCGGATAAGCTGCTGAAAAAGCAGATGGGCAAGTACTTCGACAGTCTTGCCTATGAGTACACCATGCGGCAGGCGGTCAAGGACAAGTATCTGTGTCCGATCAAGGCGCAGATGATTCCGCTGGAACTCAATATCCGCAGCGTCGGTGTGTCCGAGGGCGATTACAGAGCTGACGATATCGGCTGTGCGCTGGAGCCCTATCTCGAGCAGATCGCCGATGAAATGCTCACCTACTGCAAAGGCCGTAAGACGGTTGTGTTCCTTCCGTTGGTGGTGACCTCCCAGAAATTCTGTGAAATGCTCAAGCGCCGGGGGGTCCGCGCGGCCGAAGTAAACGGCGAAAGTCCTGACCGCGCACAGATTCTGGAGGATTTCGATAACGGCCACTACGATGTGCTCACCAACAGCATGCTGCTAACCGAGGGCTGGGACTGTCCTTCTGTGGACTGCATTATCAACCTCCGCCCGACCAAGGTGCGCAGCCTCTACCAGCAGATCATCGGGCGCGGCCTGCGCCTGCACCCGGGCAAGGAATACCTGCTCGTCCTGGACTTTCTCTGGCTGACGGAACGCCACGACCTGTGCCGTCCCTCCAGCATTGTGTGCAAGGATGCGGAGGAAGCTGCCAAGATCGACCGCATGGTCGAGGAAAACCCTGCCGCCGTTGACCTGATGGAAGCAGAGGAACAGGCATCGAAGGACGCGATTGTCGAGCGAGAGCGGTCGCTGGCACAGCAGCTGGCAGAGATGCGCTCCCGCAGCCGCAGGCTGGTCGATCCGTTGCAGTTCGCATTGTCAATTGCCGCAGAGGATTTGGCAGATTACACACCGACCTTCACGTGGGAAATGGCTCCTCCGACACAGAAGCAGCTGGATTTCCTCGAAAAGCGCGGCATCTATGCTGCCAGCGTGGAGAACATGGGCAAGGCCAGCATGCTGATCGACCGCCTGATGCAGCGCCAGAACGAGGGCTTGAGCACACCCAAGCAGATCCGCCTGCTGGAACGCTATGGATTCCGCTATGTAGGCACGTGGTCTTTCGATGCTGCATCCCGCATCATATCCCGGCTGGCGGCGCTCAACTGGAAGCTGCCGCACGGCTTCAATCCCGCAACCTATATGCCCGGTTAAGGAGATGTTCGTATGGAAAATTTGCTCTTGTCCGCGCTGTCCGCATTGGACGTGCGCGATCTCAGTTATCAGGACTGGATGAACGTCGGCATGGCACTTCAGCATGAGGGCTATACCTGTGCCGTGTGGGACGATTGGAGCCGAAACGATTCCCGATATCACCCCGGCGAATGCGCCCGCAAGTGGAACACCTTTCACGGAAGCGGCACACCAATTACCGGTGCGACGATTGTGCAGCTGGCCAAGCTGCGCGGCTGGAAGCCCTTCGAGGGCACAGGCGCTATGGATTGGAACGATGCCATTTCCTATGACGGCAGAGAAGCTGGCACACCTATTTCAGCGCCGACCGTGAAGCCTACTGAGGAACTGGCACAGTATATCCGCGCTCTGTTCCGCGATGACGAGTATATCGGTTACGTCACTGGCGACGTGCGGCAGACCGATGACGGAGGCTGGGAACCGCTGCGTGGTGTGTTCAGCCGTACCGCCGGAGAGCTGCTGGCATCCCTTGCCAAGTACCCGGACGACCTCGGCGCGACCATCGGCGATTGGAAACCTAACGTGGGCGCGTGGATTCGCTTTAACCCTTTGGATGGTAAAGGCGCTTCCGACCGCAACGTGACTGCTTTCCGATACGCGCTGGTCGAATCGGATGTACTTCCCATTCAGGAGCAGCTGGCAGCGTATCAGAAGCTAGAGCTGCCGATTGCCTGCCTCGTACACAGTGGCGGCAAGTCCGTTCACGCCATCGTACACATAGATGCGCCTGACGAATCCGAATACCGCAAGCGTGTGCGATACCTGTATTCCTTCCTCGCCGCACACGGCCTTGTGGTCGATCAGGCCAATAAAAACCCTTCCCGTCTGTCGCGTCTTCCCGGCGTCGATAGGAACGGAAAACGCCAGAGCCTGCTGGCTGTAAACACCGGCAGAAAGTCGTGGCAGGATTGGATGGATTTCGCAGAGGGCGTGGAGTTCAATCTCCCTGATCTGGAACAGCTGGATGTCCTGCTGGCACACAAGCCTGAGCTCCCCGAGGAGCTGATCAAGGGCATCCTCCGCAACGGACACAAGATGCTGATCTCCGGCCCCTCGAAGGCAGGTAAGTCCTTTCTGCTCATGGAGCTGGCGATTGCGATCACCGAAGGCCGCAGATGGCTGGGCTTTCCTTGCCGCAAAGGACGTGTGCTGTATGTGAATCTGGAAATCGACCGCGCCAGTTGCATTCATCGTTTCGCAAACATTTATAACGCGCTCGGGATTCACAATCCCTGTGCGGACAGGCTTGTGCTGTGGAACCTGCGCGGCAAGGCTGTGCCGCTGGATAAGCTGGTTCCGCAGCTTGTGCGCCGTGTGCGCGATCAGCATTTCGATGCGATCATCATTGATCCCATCTACAAGGTAATCACCGGTGACGAGAACAGCGCCAGCGATATGGCTTTTTTCTGCAACCAGTTCGACAGGATCTGTGCCGAGACCGGGTGTGCCACCATCTACTGTCATCATCACAGCAAGGGCGATCTGGGCAACCGCAATGCCAAGGATCGCGCCTCCGGCAGCGGCGTCTTTGCCCGTGACCCGGATGCGCAGCTGGACATTATTGAGCTGCAGCTGGATGGCGATGCCAAGTATGAGGCGGAAGCGCGTGGGCGCACAGCATGGCGATTGGAAAGCAGCCTGCGAGAGTTCCAGAACATTATCCCCGTGGATTTCTGGTTTGAATACCCGCTGCACACCCTTGAGCGGTCAACCGATCTGTCAGATGCGCCTGCCAAGGGCAGCATGGCTGCGCGGCGTACTGCCGACGGCAAAAACCTGAACCGGGAACAGCGTGCCGACAGTATTCGCATGGCGTACATTGCCTGTTCTATCGATCCCAGCAAGCCGGTTACGGTCGCTGATCTGGCTGCCTATCTCGGCCTGTCCGACCGTGCTGTGCGGGATCGGGTGAAAGAAATACCCGATGAATTCACGAACTGCCGGGGCGTTGTTACCCGCGTTTGATCCTTGTTTGCAGGCTCCCAAATGGAACGGAACAGCCTATATAAATATAGGTGTGTTCCACACCCCTCTACAGGGAAGGGAGACCCATCCCTTCCCCTGTACGAGGAGTGGGTGCCCGCGAGACGTACCAAAGGAGGTCGTTCCGTTTGACATTTTTTCTTGATATGAATCCGCCGACCGTAACTGCACAGGAACACAAAGTCATGGTGCGGCATGGCCGTCCGATGTTTTATGACACACCCCGGCTGAAGGCTGCCCGTGCGCTGTACGAAGGTGCGCTGTGCCAGTATAAGCCGGATTCTCCTCTGGAGGGCGCTCTTTCCCTGAACGTTGAGTGGTGGTTTCCCAGCAAATCCCACCGTGAGGGTGAGATGCGCACGACCCGGCCTGACACAGATAACCTGCAGAAGCTGCTCAAGGACTGCATGACCCGCGTGGGCTTCTGGAAGGACGATGCACAGGTTTGCCGGGAGATTGTTTCAAAGCGCTGGACGCGCACAAGACCGGGACTGCGAATCGAGGTGACACAGATTGCCGACGAACACTGAGGACAGCATCTTCCGCGATGCCTATCGCTATTTCAGTGCACACCCGACGCCGCCGCCCATCACGGATACTGAAGCGTCCGCTTCATGGTGGGAGGCCGCAGCCGATGACATCAGCAGAGTGTCCGCCCGCTGGGAGAATCACCCGCTGGCGATCAAGCTGCTGATTGCCGTCTATGAGTACCTTGAGGAGAAAGCAAAGGAGGCAGGCACATGAGACGCTACAGGAATCACGAAGGTTATTGTGATCCCACCGCCGGTCAGGCTATGGAGAACATCATCCGCGAGCAACGCCGCAGGCGTAAGGCTCTTCCGATTCAGGAAGAACAGAAGCCGGACAAGCCGCTGCCTTCTCGCTATGTGAACAAACCCAAGAACAGGAGGCGAGGCCGTTGACTGCAAAGGAATATCTCGGGCAGGCGTACCGGCTCGACCAGCACATCAAGGATCGGCTGCTTCAGCTTTCACAGCTTCGCTCCCTGACACAACAGATCACGACAGCCTACGACCGTGAGGTGGTTTCCCGCACACGCAATGTGCATGCGCTGGAGGATTCAGTTATCCGGCTGATGGAGGCCGAGGAGGAAATCAACCGGGAGGTAGACCAATTCGTGGACACCAAGATGGACATTTCAAAGACCATCGCTATGGTGCGCAACGAGAACTACCGCCTGATTCTGGAGAAACGCTACCTGTGCTTCATGACGTGGGAGCAGATCTCGCTGGACATGAATTACACCAACCGCTGGCTCCGGAAGATGCACGACCGGGCGCTGGACGTGGTCGACCGGATTTTGCAGGAAAGGAGCGTGGCCGTATGAGTTACCGGGAAGCACAGGAGGACGGCATTACGATCCAGCATTTGGGTAAGAACGAGACCGTTTATTACCCGCCGTGTCACATCTGCGGGGAGCCGACATTCTCCCGCAACTATATCCGCGACCATAAATACACCTGCA